CTACTAGCTAAATTTAATCTATCAGAACCACAAAAAATACCTATAACTCCACCACTATTTCCATTCATTCCACTTGCACAAGTGAACCATACATAAAAATGTGAAGTTGTACTTAAAGGTGTCATTGCTACAGTAAGTACTTGTGCACCATTACTTACTGCTTTGTTATTTGGAAAATGTTTTCCACCTAAATCATTGCTACTGCTAATAACAGCAGTTGTTGATGCATTTTTTATTTGTAAAACTTTACCACTTGGAGCCTCTCCCCATTCTGGGTCATTAGCACCTTGTTTTAAAACATAACCAGCTGTACCTTTTGGTAGTCTAGTTAATGCACTTGCACCTTTAAAGACCAAATCTCCTCTAGCTGAAAGTGTTGATGTTAAATCAGTTCCATTACTGCCATTAGTACCAGCAGAACTCATTATATTCCAATAAGCTGTTGCGTTGCCTACTGCTTGATTTGAATGGGCTTGAATACAAACATAACTATTTCCATTTGCTGTAGCTATATCATCAACAGCATAAGACGTGCTGCTATTGTAAGCACCTGTCCAGTTTAATTTTAAAGAACCTAAATTTATTGTTGCCATATATCTCCTTTTTAAATTATATTAATGAACAATCTACGCACATTATATAGTGGCTATTAAATTGCCATTTGAATTAACGCTAAAGACAAAACCAGAAGCACTAAATAAAACATCATTAAAGTTGGCATATTGACTTTCAGTGATGTTATCTACACCTTGATTAGTAGTAATATATCTAACTGCATTAGATCCAGGTGTTGGTGTGTTTGCTGTTCCACCCATATTTGTATGAGAAGAACAATAGTAGTAAAGTGTTGGTGCACCACTAGCTACAACAATTGTTACTTGTGTTGAACTATTGTGCGTTACGCCTGTTGTATATTCTGATCCACTACCATGTGTTCCATTAGAAGTAGTTGAAAATTTAAATGGGTGTCCAGAAGGATAATTAAATATGTAAGTATTACCTTCGTATAAATCTAAAGTATCTTGTTGAACACCATCTATAAAATATTTATTTGAACCACCAACTGAAACTACAGTTACTGTTCTAACTAATGTAGATGGATTATAATATTGTTCAAAACCATAAACTTCTGCTGAACTTGCATTTGAATATACTAATGCGTTTGCACTAGAGTTAACAACAAGAGCTTGTCCTGCTGTACCAATAGAAGCAGGTGTATCTGTTAAATCATTAATTGATATGTTAGCTAATTGAAATGTACCATAAGCTACTATCATTAAAATATCATTAACAGCAGCACCACTTGCTAATACAATTGATGAACCAGAAGTTGCTGTGTAATCTGAATTTGCTAATTTTACACCATTTAAATATACATCTATAAATCCAGCGTCATATGCTAAAGTTTTTGAATTTGAATCTGCACCAGTAAATGTTGTTTGATTTGCTGTAGCTGTGTATTCAAATCTGTTACTTGTTCCGTTAACAGTTGAACCTGCTGCTGCCCATCCACCAGATTTGTAAACTTTTAATTCATCAGCTGTAGTATCAAAATATAAATCACCTGCATTAAGACTTGATGTTGGTGCTGAACTTGCAATTCTATATACATCTCCAAAATTTTGTACTGATGCTAAACTGTTGCTTACACTTGTAATAGCTGCATGTGCATTAGCTAAATTATTTAAATTAGAAACACCTGCAAGTGTTGCCATGTTTGTTACATTTGTAGATGTACCAAGTGTAGCCATAGCAGTAACATTAGATGATGTACCTAATAAATTTAAATCTGTAACTACAGAACTTGTTCCAAGTAATCCCATTGCAGTAATATTTGCAGACGTACCTAATAAACCTATTTCAGTAGCTTTACCTGCTACAGATGAAATATTATTTGTAGGAGTTATTTGACCTGCAACACTATTAACATGACCTTGATTTGTAGAAGTTAAAGTTAATTGCCTCCATTGAGTATTAGTCAAGTCATAGACTTTCATAATATCATTTGTTGTATCAAAATAAATTGCTCCATCTACTAATGCGTTTCCGTCATTATCAACACTTGGGTTACTTGATTTAGCTCCTAAGAATCTATCATCAAATGTATCAAGTGCTGCTTCAGCTGCGTTTTTTGCATTTTCTGCTGACGTTGCAGAACCTGCTGCTGCTGTTGCTGAGTTACCTGCGTTTGTTGCTGATGTTGCTGCGTTTGCAGCTGATGTTAATAATCCAGAAGCATCAACAGTAAACTCTAATCCTGTACCACCAGAATTTGCTGACAATACTTTACCTGCAACCATATCTGGAAAAGTAAGATTAAATGAAGAAGAAGAAGTTGTAGCAACTCTTGGAGATAATTTTTGATCTCTTTCAAGCTGTTGTGCCATAGCAATAATTTTATCTAATTCTGTATTTAATGAAGCTATTTGGAAAGCTCCAGATGTTGGAAAGTCTGTAGATCTCGCTATTGCTAAATCTCTAGATATTGTAATTATATTATTTACTGTAGCTCCAGGCGAACCTAATGTAATAGATCCTCCACCTGTTTGTCCTGCACCAGATACAGAATACTGTGATGCGTTTGTAGGTGATGCCGAAAAAGTTAATAGTGATGTACCATTAAATACTTTTAAATCTGCATTATCAAAAAACTCGAATCCAACAGTAAAGCTAGTTTGTCCAGCTGTTGCTGTATATTGAACTCGTGGTTCTACGTCTGAAATTATTATACTCATTATTTAAATCGAAGTCCTTTTTCTAAATCGTCAAATAGCCAATCTAAATACCATACGTTCTGAAATGGAATTAATCTACGCACATTACGTGCTGTATAATGATTATATGATTTACCACCTACATCATACATAATATCAAAAATATTATAAATTTGTGATGCCGAAGGACCAAGTAATCCTACTTTAGATTTCATAGAAGAACCATAAGGTTTACCTTCACCCATTAATGGAGCTATACCAATTCTATTATCTGTAAGAGCTTCTATAGATCTATTAACATCTACAAATATTCCACCTAATCCAGATCTATCAAACGCTGCTAATAGTTTTGCTGTTAAAGATTTTTTAGAATAATCTTTATCAAATCTAAATGTTGTGTAAACTGAGTCTACCAACATACCAGATCCCATTAACAACATAGAACCAAATAAAAAATCCATATCTTTTTCTTGCATACCCCTCATTAACATTCTTTGTGTAGAAGCCATTGCAAATTTTTTAAACTGTACAATAGTACTAGCAAGTTCATAGTTCATAAACAAAGGTGTATCTCCTTTGCCTGGCGTTACAATTGTAATATTAATATCTTTATTTAACGCTGCACCAAATCTTTGTTTAGCTAAGTCATCAGTCCATTCTACTGTATTAGCCATAAAGTTATGTGTAGTTTTAGTTCCATGTGATTCGTGCATTTTTGCAATTCTTTTTGCTACTTCTTCATCTATACCAGAAGCTGCTAATTTAGTTTTAAATTTATCTGACAAAGTACCTTTACTCCATTTTATAGAGTCTTCTAAGATTCTAGAACCAATAGTAACAGATGCTGCACTTTTCATAAATTCTGTCCATCTAGACATCATGTTAATATACATAAAATTAAAGTTGGCTGCTTTCCCCATCATACCTTCTACTTTAGAAGACATACCAAACATATCTCCAATATCAGAAAAAAGCATAGCTCTTTGTCCAGTAACCATATCAACTGCTTCTGCAAAAGACTGAGCTTCTTTTTTACCTGCCTTAAAAATACCTCTATTTTTATTTGACAGCATATCTCCCCACATTTCAAACTGAGTTTTAAAACCTCTTTGAATACCAGATGTCATAACAGTTCTTGGTACATCAGCTACTGCTGCAAAGAAACCTGTAAGCATTGTTAAAGCATTATAATGTTTCATTGTTCTCATAGCTCTAGATGTCCAAGCATGAGGATCAGCAGGTAATCCATATGTACCTCTAACCAGCTCAATACCAGCTTCTAGATCTTCTAGAACTTTGTTTCTCTCTGCCATAATTTTGGCTTTTTGTGTCTTATTTTTTGCCATAAATGCTTTGACATTATATTCTTCAGCTACTTGATATAATCCAGGAAATGTCATTGATTGAGCTTCATCTATGTATTTATATCCTAGACCATTTGGATCTCCATATTTTTTAGTAAATAAAATGTCTGGAGTTACTTGTCTGTAGTATGTTTTCATTAGTGAGAAAATATCACTAACCATAAAATCATTTTCTAATAATTTAACTTGTGTTTCTGGTAGAAGGTTTAACTCTCTAGCTCTTGTAGCTCTAGCATATCTAGGTCTGTTAAAAGCATATCTTTCAAATAAAAGATCTTTAACATCATCAGTATATTTTGTTTTTTCAAATCTTTGAAATGGAAAATGTCCTGCTAGATCATCTGCTAAAGTATTTAATTTTTTTTCATTAATATACTTTCCTCTTTTAATTAGATCTTCTCTAATTATATTCTTAAACAATTCTTTGTTTTTATCTATATTGGTTTTATTATAAATTATATTAACATAATCTTTTATTAAACCATCTGACGATTTTAATCGTTCTTCTAATTTAGCAATTTTATTTCTGATTTCTGTTGCAGAATATTGTGATGTAGTACCATCTACTTTAGACTTAAATGATTTAGAAGTTTCACCCTTCTTTTTCATTGTGTCCATTGTACCTTTCCAGAAATTTAATTCTCTCTCAATAGGTAATTTACGAATGCCTAGTTCTTGCATTTCTTTACCTATTGGTCCATACACTTTGTCTTGTGTAACTCTTGCAGCTTGTGCTATTTCTGGAATATCATTCTGCATACCCTTTAATCTTGTTAATGTAACTTCTCTACTAAACTGAGCTAAAGACATTTGACTATTCATAATATTGTGCATATTCAAACCTATTTCAGTTTTAGGATGTGAACCTTGTACTCTAGCAATATACTTCATGTATTGTTCTTTAATATCTTTCATAGCTTCTATAGATCCTACTTCTCTCATTCTAAGTTGTACTTCAATAGATGGATCTGTTGCTTTAAAACCATACTGTTTAGTATTTTTTAATTTTAATAATGGTGTATCTAATATATCTGCAATCATAGTTCTTGCATTTTTAGATACAGCTTTAGTAACTCTAAATACATTAGTCCAAGGACCATCTTCTCCAAAGACACCTAAATTACTTTTAACAAATTTTTCACCTTGAAATTCTTCTAATGGTGTAGCTTTAATTTTAGTTTCATTAGCAGCAGCTCCTACACTTCCTGTTGTAGGTCTTTCATTAGGATTAATAAATTTACCATCTTCATATATTTGTTGTGTAATTTGTTTTGGTGGTGCATGAAAAGACTCATCTGATTGAATAATCTTTTGATGTGTTGCTGCACTTACATTACCTTTAGCCATTTTATTAATTACATATGGTAATCCATAACCACCAGCTACAGTCCAAGGAACATAACTATCATCTCTAACAGGATCTATATTTTGTTTTGCTATTTCTTCAGCAGCAAATGCTGTACCAAATAACTTTGCACTTTGTCCAACTTTAGTAAATAACAATAAAGATGACGGATCTAAAAAAGCTCCTGTAACTCTACCAAGATGATACCAAGGACTAGCATAGTTTGTTTCAGCTTGTTGATCTAATTTACTTATAATAGATGTAGTTTCAGCTGCACTTTTACTAAACATAAAATGATCATAGAAATCATTATAAGGTTGTATTTGTGGATCTTGTTTTGGATTATAATTTTCATCAGCAGGAAAATCTTGATTATTTGTTAAATATTCAATTGCCATATAAGGCAAGTTTTCATCTTTAAAACCTGTACCAAAATCAGATACATTATATTCTACTGGTGTAGTTTCTTTCTCAAATGTTTTTTGAGCATCTTCTGGAGTAAATGGATAAGAAATCATTATCTTACTTTACCTAGTTTACCACCATAACTATTAATACCTAAATCATATCCTTCTAATATCATAGCATCTAAGTACAATTGATTTTCTGGTGGATAGTAATTATTAAATGCTTCTGATCCCATTTCATGTTCAATCATAAATTTAATTAATTTATTTACTTGTGTAGAATCAAAAAAGTTAATAGCTGTATCTCTAGAAAATTCAGTTTTTTCTTCTAAAGCTTGTAAATATATATCTGTATCTTCTGCATATGTAGAAAGTATTTCTCCAATTGTAGGTTCATCACCATATCTTTTAGTAGTATTATTATTAATTAATGTAGAGTTATTAATCATTACTCTAACACCAGCTCTTATAGAATCTATAGGACTTGCAAATACTGCTGCTTGATTACCTGTATCTACATCAATCATTTCACCAACCCAAGCTGAATCAGTTTTCATAACTGCCATATAATTATTAGTTCTAAATGTTAATGGTAAAGATTTGTCTTGATAATTATCATAAACATGCTGTCTAAATTTAAGACTCATATTTTTTTCTGTATAATTCATTTTATGTGGAGGCATAACAGATTCTATTAGTTTATCTTTTGGAATGATTTTACTATTAGCATCTATTCTAGCATCATAAGATAGTGTATCATTAATAGTATTATTAATTTTAGCACCTTCTGCATAATATGGTTTTAAATCTACATCTATACCTAATGTTTTAAATATAAATGCAAATGGTTTTACTTCAGCAGGTACATCATTTAATAATGGTACATCTGGATAAAACTTATAATCACTTGCTTCAATACCCATTTTAATAGTTTTATAAATTACATTTTTAGAAAAACCTTGCCAACCATCATTACCATCTAGTAAATGACCAAATGTTTTTTCAAATTGATTATATTTTTCTTCTGTTAAAGTATTAATTAAATCTTTTCTTGATGCAGACTTACCAGTTAATTCTTGCATTCCACCAAATCCTGTAGGATCAAAAAATTTATTTCCTTCAGTTAAATTAATTGTATAACCATTATGATTAATTTTTAAATGATAATTAGGTTTACCAAACTTATTCATTGTACCTGTAGGTTCAATCATAGTATTTTCAAAACCATTATCTATTTCTGTTTTAATAATATCACTAAGACTATTAGGAACACTTTTTCTATTAATAACCATATCTGTTAATGGTATTCCAAATCCTTCATCTTTAACTCCAAATCTTTCTCTTTTTTCTATTTCACTTAATGAACTTTCTAATTCATTACCAATAGCTATAATACTATTTTCAAATCCTTGTCCCATAAATCCTATTTCTTTTTCATAAGGATGTTTAGATATTTGTATTTTGTTATTACCTGTAAAATTAGTTGCACCATAACCTTCTTTATTCATTGCATCTAATGCTGACATTGCTGCATTTTTAAACATTACTTTCCCTTTATCAGAAGTAATATCAAATTCTTTACCACCATTCATGTGATTTAAATTAGTAAGAGTATGTTCTAACCATTTAGCTTTAACTGGTTCTGTTAATAATGTACCAGCAAAAGAAAAACCAAAAGTAGTTGATGCTGCATTAAATATATCTGCATATTCATTTTTACCATTATTAAAAAATTTTTTAACCCAGTTTGTATCTGTATTAATATCTAGTTCACTTATTAAATCTTTATAAATATTTGCTGTATCTTTTGCATTAATACCTAAATGTTCTTCAAGTTTAATTTTGTTAGCTTTTGAATTTGGTATATCTGCACCAATACTATTTAATTTAGAAGCTAATGTAGCATCATCTTGCATAGATAAAGCTCCCATTAAATTACCTTCTTCATATATAAATTCATTATCAATAACTAATCCAGGATATTTTTGTTTAGTTAAATTATATAATGATAAGTTATTTTTATATTCTGCAATCATACCTGCATTATTATAATCTACATTTATCTTTGTATTTAATTTTTTAATAACAGCATTTGGTGTAATATTATATTTAGATAATACATCCATAGCTATTGCTAAATTACCATTTGATACATCAGTAATATTTTCGTTATTAATACCATATCTAGATAATAAAGCTGATGTAACTAATTCTTTTTGCGAATCATCTATATAATCTTTTTGTGTTCCACCAATCATATCACTAGCTATCTTTTGAGCTTTAATATTATCTTGTGTAATTTTTACAACTTTACTAAATTGTGTTTTACTTACACCATCTAATGTGTTTATTACATATTCAGTTGAATTTGAATTTGCTCCATCTTGAAAATTACTAATGTGTAAAGGTTGTCCAGGTTCTTGTAATCCTTCTAAATCATATGTTTGTTTAGAAGCCATCATAGATTTAATTTTATCACCATTATAGTTTTCATATAAATCCATAGCACTTTTAACTATAGATTTTCTATTAAACTCATTACCTATATAATTTTCATATTTTTTAAATATAGGATTTTGTGCATCTTGTATGTTTTCTAAATCATCTGTACTAAGTTTTAATTGATCATTACCTTGTGCATAACTAGCAATATATTTAATAGCACTAGCTTTATCTAGTTTTTTCATACTACTAACAATTCGTAATACTTCTGTATTTTTAAGATCATTTTCTAAATCTTTTCTTAAATTATTACCAGAGTATCTCATAGTAGATACTAATGATGTTTCTGCACTACCATATATTTCATTAAGATTTTTAAATGTAGTATTAGCAGTATAACTATTAATATTAGTTATTGGTGCATCTGTATCAACTATGTTTGATAATTGCATAGAAGTTATATCTTCATTATCAGTTCTGCTAGTTTGGAATCCTTCTAAAGCAAATGCATCATTTCTAGCTCTATAATTTTTAGTTGCAAAACCTAAATTAGCTAAGTTCTTTTGTGCTAATATATTAGATACATAATTTTTATAAACAGTAGGTGTAGATTCTATTAAATTTTTAGAATAACTATCTACTGCATTCTTCATTCCATCTGGATCAAACTTAAATTTATCTTGTAATTGTATATAATGATCTCTACTTTTATCATTAAAACTAACTTTAAAATCTGTTGCTGCATCTGCTTCTGCAATTTTTCTAAAAGCATCTATAGATTCAGAAATAGGTTTTGCTATTTGTGCTGCTATATTAGTATCTGGAAATTTTGGAATACCAATATTGTCAGCTACACTTGCTTTTAAATTAATTTGTTTTTTTGCTTGTTTTAATGCCATAGTTACTCCGTTTGTCCTGGATCGAGAGGATCATTATAATTATCATATTGTCCTCTTGCTTTATATGATTTAGCATAAGCTGCTGTTTTAAATCCAGATGCTGCTATATTTGCATAAGCTCCAAACTCTTGAGCTTTACCCATAACTTTAGTAGTATAAATTGCACTCTCTATTTTAGACTCACCTCTTAATGTATTAATTTTAATATTGCTTATATCTTTTTGAGCTATTCTATCTATCTCAGTTTGTGTAGATAAAAAATGTCTGCTTGTATCACTATACCCAGAACCTGCTACAATAGCTAAATTTTGTTTTCTTTTTTTTCTAGCTTCTTCTAATACATCATTAGAATCTGATAATCCTTTTAAAGCATTGTATTTTTTTTCAGTTTCGTATGCTGCTATCTTTGCTTTGTTTGCAGCTTTTTGTGCTTGAATACCTTGATAAGTACCAACAGCTTGTACACCAAAACTAATTACAGCTAATGTTACTGGATCAGCACTCATGCAAAAACTACCTCCACACTCATTCCTAATATTTTAATTGGCAAAGGATCATCTTGAGATAATGTAACTGTTGGACTTTGACTATAACCTAAAAAGAAAAATTCTTTTTTTGCAGTTACAGGTGTTAGGTCAGAACCACCAGTGAAGTTAACTTGTTGGACTACTAAAGATTTAGAGGTTGTGTCTGCAGCTTTTACAGTCAAATCTAAAGCAGAATTAATATCAATGATGGCTCTTGAGATTCTTCTTGGAAGTCCTGTTAATGGACCTTCTGGTAATTCTTTATCTATCGGCATAGTTTCAATAATAGGTATATAGTTAAATCCAATTTTTACTCCACTTGCTCTTGGCGAATTTAATGTAATAGTATCTGCAGCAGTAACAGTAAACGCACCTAATGAGCTATTACCTTCTACTGCATTAATAGATTCATTTGTATAGATACCATTTACAGAATGTAAAAGTCCTTTGACTATTGTAACAGCAGCATCATTTGCTGGAGTGGCTGCTAAGTTTTTATCTAAGTTAAGATCATAAGATCCACTACCATTATTAGTTACAGCTTGAATAGTATATTCAGTAGCATTTCCTGCAATAGTAAATGTTTCATTAATTTTTGGATCTGATGTAAATCCATCTATTTTAACAACAGCTCCAGATTGACTACCACCTTGTACTAATGGTGTTCCTCTTTGACTAACTGTTGATGTTGTTTGCATATCTAATGTAATACTATCATCATCTCCAAATTTTTCTAGTGTATATACTGTAGATCCATTTAATTGTCTTTTAACACTACATACTAAAAATTCATTTAATGTAATTACTGATTGATACAAGTCATTTTCTTTAGTTGTCCATAGACCCCATCCTGCTATTTTTTCATCTCTTACAGAATGAAACATAGCCATTGTTCCTGGTAGTGTAGTTCCATTGTTTAAAAAGAAAGCATATTGTTCTGGTCTAGTAAAGTTACCTTTTATAATAGCTACTTGTTTAGGGTTATCAATTAGATGTTGTGCAAGAATTGATACCGAAGTTGATTTATAACCATCTTCAATATCAGAATAAATAAACTCTCTAACAGCTTTACCGTTTTTTTGAATAAATCCTGCTGCTTGATCAAACATAACAGGAGCTGTTCTACTAATACCATAAGGTGTTTGTCTTAATACTGACACATTACCAGGAGTAATAGTATTGTCATTAGCTCTTGGAATGTAATATTCTCCACCATCTGTAAATACTTGTAAGTCTTTACCAGATAATAAATGTCTAACTTCATTAACTTCTGAACCTGCAATATCTAAATCTATAGCTTCATCAGCTTCACCAGATCCAGTACTAAAATTAAAGTACTCAGATATTCTAGATCCTAATATTCCAGCAGGTCTAGATTTTAAACCACCTAACCAAAGTCTATTACTATGAAAAGTAACAGCTTGTGGGAATCCTTGTTTAGTAGATATAGCTTGTTCTGCCCAATCATGATGAGGACCAGTACTACCCATATCTTCTATAATAGTTATAGTAACTACTGTAGCAGAAGTAAAACCAGTTATCTTACCTTGTTTTTTATTAATCTCTATATAGTCGCCAACTTGATTACTTGTAAATGAACTTGCACTAGCAGTTACTGTTTTACCAGTACCTGTACTATGAGCAGATAAACTAACGCTAGTTGAACTAGAAGCATATTTAAAAAATGGTCTAGTTGTTTTATTAACACCACTTACAGTTACTGAATCATCATCATCAAATGCAAATGCTGATACTGTAAATGTACTTGCAGAACTTCTAAATATTTTTCTTGTTTCATTATCTCTATGAGTAATAAAAATAGTATCACCAAATTGAGCAAAATTTAATTCAAACAATTGAGCTGTAGTCCAATTACAATTGCTTGTAGTATTTGATACTAATGCAGTACCACTAATATTATAAACATCTAGTCTTTGATTAGATAAAACTATAATAGCTATTTCATCATCAGAAAAAACAAATGGAATTAATCTAGATTCAGCAGGTAATGTTGCTAGGTAAGTAGTACCTGGTCTTCTCATTAAACCACCTTCTGCTAATAATGCAAAGTTTCTACATTGCTTAGCACCATTAGTATAAGCAGGTGTATCTATTCTAGTAGCTAGTAGTGGGTTAAGCTCTCCAGAAGAAAAATTGGTTAATACAGTTTTTAATGTTCTTGCCATTATGCATCAGTTCTCGTAGAGTTTCTTAGATTGATAAATCTAGAAGTATCTAATTTTCTTGTAGTTACTTCTGCTGTATCTATATTTTTAGATATTAAAAATTGTCTATCAGACATTTGTTTAAATTGATTTATCATACCAGCATCTCTAGCAACTGAACCTGCAAATAAAGAAGCTAAGTCATATTCTAAAGCTAATCTAAAATGAGGTGGAAAATAATCTTCTTCTACTCTGTAAATATAATCTAATACTAAACTATGACCTGCACCATAAGTATTAACATAAATCATATTCTTATATCTTGTATAAGGAATAATATAATCGTTAACTGTTAATGTATTAATTTGTAAGACTCCAGGATCAGCAGGTAGCTGATAAGCAAATTCATATCTTCCTACTGGAGCTGTTGATAATAATGATAATGTTTTTTGATTAGTAGCAAATTTCCATCTATGTCTTGTTAAAGAAGCTTGTAAAATATCTTCATAAACATTTGAAGCAACTAAAGCTTCTGTAGATCCATCTGTAAAAGAAGATATAGGTTGAGCACCTATCATTACTAAAGCTCTTGCACATATATCTACTTTTGATGTCGCCATAATTTATTTAATTTTGTAATGAGGGCGAAATAAATCGCCCCCAAAATTTTAGTGTATTATGCTAAGACAGCAGTTGTAATTGCTGCTGCACCAGTAGCTGATGTTATTACTAACATGTCTACTGCAATTGTTCCACCTATACCAGATGTACAAATGATAATATCACCTTGTTTAACTTCATCTTTTGCAGCTAAGAAGTAATCAGAGTTATCGATAGTACCGATAGCATCTCCATCTATATAGAAGAATACTGAATTACCACCTGCTTCTGCAATCTTTTTGATTGGGTTGTCAGTTGCGTATGCCATATATTATGCTCCTATTATTCTGCACATTTTTGAACTCTAATACCATTGCCATCAACTAATGTACCACCTATGCTAAGCATAGAAGTAATTAAGTGAGAAACCTTTTCTGGTATGTAGTTCACTTCAGTTTTAACATCAGAACCTATTCCTAAGCCCAGTGATGATTTGTGGAAAGCTACAGTATGTCTATCAGTAGAACCAGAAGTTTCTAGTCCACTGTGTACAAACCATAAGAATCCTAACCATCTTTTTGCAGTCATTCCTCCAGCATATGGAAGCTCACCTTCGCCTACATATTCTACTCTAGAGAATTGATCTAATGCCAGTAGATCAGACCATTGTTTTGGTCCTACTACCCAGTATCTTTGGTTATCATCTGGAAGATCATTAGTATTGAAAAGTTCCATCATAGCTGTTGCTTTGCCAAGATTCATTCCAGTACCTGTTCCAGTTGAGTTGTTCGCAAGAGTCGTAGCTCCATTCATAATCCCAGTTAATACACTGTCAGTTTTTCTACCTAAAGCGTATGCTGCAGATTGTGCAACTATTTGTCTTTCGTCAATGTTTACCTTTAACTCGTCTAGCTTGTCAACGTAATCAGCTGCATAGTAATCAGTTAAAGTTGCTGACACATTACTGTGTGAAAGATCCATTGCTACTACTTCAGCATGTCTTGCTTTAGTATTAGCTGCACCTTTTGCAACTTTCTGAAACTTAACAGTGTTACCGTTAACACCATTCACAGTTCTTACAAGATTCTTTAACTTAGAACCCATTCTTTGGTAAGCCATGTGAACTTCTGCTTCAAACTGAGTAATAAAGGCATTTGTTATTGATGTTGCCATTTTATTGTCCTTTGTTTGTTGTTAAGTTACGTTATTTCCGATTATCTTACAAATGCAGGTTTGTTATCTAATTAAAGGCAAACATTAAACATTTTTAAGGTCTTGATATAGAAATAGATTTGTTTAATTATTTAAACAACGCACAATTACATCCATACTTTAGGAATAGTAATTACTTCTCCAAATTCTAAATTACCTTTTTTATCGTAGGAATATGTACCAAACAATGTGATATATGTTTTGGTTTCTTTGTATATCCACATTTGACTAGATACAGCTTTAGCAGGTTCTTGTTCATCCATATCAGACTTACTAACCCAACCTGTATCACTAATTGCATCTAGCCAATGCAAATCTTTTTTAAGTTTTTTATACTTAAAATTATTTTTTTGTTTCGTATGCTTTTTCATACAGCTCTGTTACACGCTTAATATAACTGTCATCTCTTTTACTTTGATCATAATATCTAGGATCATTCATCATAGATTTAAGATCTCCTAAGTCTGGAGTTACAGATACTTGTGTTGGTGTTGTAGGCATAGGACTATCTTTAGTCATCTTCATTATTTCTTCTATTGCTTTTACACCATCAGCTGTTGATGCTATACTTGAAAAAGTACTATAAGCTTCTGGTGATAAATTCTTTTTCGACCAAAGCTCAGCAGCTTCAACTCTTTCTTTAGATGAATCTCCTAACTTTTCCATTTCAACATTTACATCTGGTAAAGTTGCCATTGCATTTGTTACAAAAGCATTAACACCTTCATCAAATTGTTCTTGAGATAAGCCATTCTTTTTAGCTGTATCTTTCCACCATTGTACTATTTCCATATCATCTGATACAGATACATCTACATTTTCTGGAAGTTCTGGAACATTGACTTTATATTCTTCTGGTGTTTTACCAAGTCTTTCTTGTTCTAAATCTTGTCTAACTTGTTTAGACAGATCTTCTGTTCTTGAGCCTAATTTTTTCTCAAGAGCATTATAACTTGAAGCTAAGTTTTCTAAGTTAACTTCTTTTCTATCAGCATCCCAAAATTTATCTTGTACAAATTCTGGTTTATCGCTTACAGTTTGCTCTTGTGCTTCTGTGGCGATTGGTGCTGTTGCATTATCATCTACCATCTTGTTCTCCTTTTTTTATTCTTGTTTGTATTACACCTGCAAGGAATCTCATTCCTTCTAAATGAAATAATCCATTGCTGTCTATATTTGGACCAGCAACTGCTTCAGTTGTAATTGATTTAATATACTCAAGAATTTTTTTTCCATCTTCACCCTTGAATACACCTGCAAAAGTTTTATTAAGATTACGTTCAACTTCGTCTTCTCTAACGTAACCATCAATAGATCTTGCAGGAATTGGTCTTTTTTCTTTAAGTCCATCCCAGCTCATTATGACCTCGCAGTTTTTTTAGCAGCTGTAGATAGTTTTGCAAAATGGAATAAAGGTTTACTTGTTTTGCTATGTGTAGCTCCAGTATGTAATTTACCATTTGACATTTTATGACTACTACCTTTATGTTCTTTACCATTTCGAAAATAGTGTTTCATATTTTTTCCCATTATTGTGGTATCTCTCCTTCTTTAGGTGCAGTTTGTAACTGACTAATCTGTTGTACTATTTGCTTTTGTTCTTCTTCATCACGAATAAGTTTTTCAGGCAAATTCATTTTCTCAGCTAGATACTTAGCAGTTTCATTTTGATTAACAATAACATTAATCATTTGTGGACCAAAAGTACCTGCAATAATTTCGTTAAATCTATTTACATCAGAAACATCTTGCATATGTTGAGCTTGAGCTAATGGTGATCTAGCTCCTATCTTAACTTCTCTACCATTAACTTTAGGTAATTCTATTCTACCTTGTTTAGATAATATTCTAATAATTCTTTTTAATAATGGATGTATAAATTCAGATTGTAATCTTCCAAAAGAAGAACCTATCTGTCTTGATAGATCTGCCATTCTTTCAGAAACTTCTGTTGCTGTCATTGGAGTTCCTTCTGGTCTTCCAAGAGCTTCCATGTATAAAGCTTTTTTAATATTTTGCCTCATATCATTTAATACTAATTGAGCTACATCAAAATTAGATGCAGATTGAATTGCACTTAATCCTCTTGATCCTGGAGCTACTGGTATTAAAGATCCAGGTACTAACGCTATGTTGTCTGGATTAATTACACCATCATCTTCATAAGTATAAACTCCAGATACTGACATCTGTGCATTTTGTAATATTAACTCAACAGTTAAGTTACAAGTTTTAATAGCTCCCATTGCATTAAATATTGGTCCTCTACCATAAACTTCACCAGATGCTTTATTCCATCTAAATACTAAGTAAGGATTAGATCCTTCACCTTCATATTCTTCTTCAAAGATAACTGCTTTAGGATTATCTAATACTACACAGTATTTATATTTTTCTACATTTTCTTCATAAATTTTATATACAGCTTCTATAATTGTTAATTCTTTTTTTTGTTGAAGCAAATCAAAATTTTCTGGCATTACAGCTTTAGGATATAAAACTTTAATGTGTTCTGGTTTTACTTTTCTAGTTCTATATACTGTATCAATCTTTCCATCTGGTCCATTTAATAAACATACTTTAGGTAATGGTACAGCTGTAAATTTTACAGGATTAATAGCATCACCTTCTTCAACTAACATACATCCAGTACCAACAGCAAGATCCATAAATGATTCGTGTACTTCTTGATTGAAGTTTGAGTTTTGTAATACTTCAAAAACGTATTCTGTAATTTTATCTAACTGTAAATTAACTTGTGATTTTTGCTCATCTGGTATTTCAACACCTGCTTGAAAATCTGCCCATCTTGCAAATGTAGGTACGATACCAGATTGCAATCTTGATGCAAATTCTTGTACACCTACTACAGCAGTTTCATCAAAAATTTTATCAGTTCTTCTTTGTCCTGGCGATTCATCATAAAAAGATTCTCTATTAGGTAAACAATACTCATAAGCTTCTTCAAACTTTTCTCTCCAATGATCTTTAACAGATACAGCTTCTTTATATTTTTCTAAGATAGCATTTGCTTTATCTGATGTATTTACTGATGGTGTAGTGTCTACTGTATAATCCATTATTTTTTATTCCACTTGTTTTTAAGTTTTACAATAAAAACTTTTATTTTCATAATTATTTTAGTTATATATTTCATCTTCTAAATCTCTTAGTTTTCGCTGCGATACTTCTTGGTTGTTTAACGAATTGTTTTCCCTTTTTGTTTCCACGTGCTTTAGCAGCGTTAGTTGCTGATTTTTCTTTAGCCGTAAGAGCCTTCCAAGCTTTCTTAGGTAAATATCTTCGTTTGCCTTCTGATTTTTTACCACTGCTTGTTTGCCATTTTTGTTTTCCCCATTTGCTGAGTTTGTTTGATGAAGACTTAGATCCTCTATAGCCTCCACCTGCTTTCTTATAAATCTTTGTAGCAAGTTGCATAGCCCTAGCACTGTGTTTGCCCCCCATTTTTGCTTTGGCTTGAGCTTTAGCTCTTGCCCATAAAGCAGGTTTAGTTTTTTTTGCAACAGCCATTAAGATTTTTTCTTATTGTTGTTTGCAAAACTTCTTGCTGCAGCCACACTACCAAAGCCCCAAGCTTTTAATGCTAAAGCTTTTCTAGTTGGTCTGCCTTTACTATCCTTCATTGGTCCTTTCATTCCTGCAAACCTTGCAGCAAAAGAAACCCTTCGAGGATTCTTACCTTTTTTAACTGGTGCTTTTAAGTTAGATCCATCTTTACGTTTAAAGAAAGCTCTACCTCTAGCATTCAGTCCACCTTTAGGATTCTGATATACCTTTGCTACCATTATCCAAAGAAACCTCTACCACCTGCTTGACCAAATAATGATCTAGAACCAATAACTCCTTTAGCAACTTTCTTGCTATAAGTTTCTTGTTGTTTTTTTAATTCAGCAGCTCGTCTTTCTTCTGCTGCTCTAGCTTCTGCGATTGCAGGATCTGCTCTTGGTGCTGGTGGTGGACTTGGTTTAAATATTGAACCCATTATAACTCCTCATCATCCATATCATGTAAATCTTGAGAAGTTAACGAACCCATATTAGCTTCCATTTCTCTTAAAAGATCATCTTCTTGTTCATGAAGATCTCTCATTTCATCAATGATTTCTTGTACAGATTTTTGTTTCTTTTCAATTTTTGACATTTGGATCCTTACTTTTTTCATTAAATGACTTATATCCTGCTTTTATCAACGCACAATAAAGTTGATAAGGAGTTAAGATATACCATTTATAGAATCCTATTAAACGCATTATAAAAGAAACGCAGGTCATATCTTTTATTCTAAAGAGCTGCCATTGTTCTTTTTCTGGACATCTTAATACTTTGTAGTCTTTCAAATAGAATAACATAGTTTCAAGTTGTTCTGGATTTACTAAGCTATGTTTTATTCCTGCGTGTGTATATTCTAAATGAATCCATAAATTTTTTTCTGGATCAAAATTTAAAGCTCCACAATGTTTAAAACCTTTTTTTAAAAACTGTAACCATTCTGGATAAGGATATTCATCTGCTTCATAAAAATATACTAACCATTCCTTTTGAATATGTCCCATACTTTCCTTTTACTTGTACCTGGCTTTTGAAATACATCCCATTGTTTCTTAGCAACAGTTGGTTGTGTTTGTATTTTACCAGACATCATTGTTCTACCTTCACCAGCTCCCATCATTAAATATTGTAAAGCATCATGAACGTGAGAGTATCTATTCTTTAATGGTTTCTCATCATATCTATCTCCAGATACTTGTAGTCTTCTATAATGATAACCACCATTAAAACCTTTTTTAAGATTGATACAATCAGTACTCATAATAAATCCTGGTGATCCATCTACTAATCTTGAAAGTGTAGAATCAACAGCTTCTATTCTTAAAGCAACATCATTAGATGGTGCAGGTATAGCTTTTAATCCACAGTTTCTCATAATTTGAAATGGAGTTCTTTCATCTGTTTGTGATCTAAAATCTCCAGCAGGATCTCCATAGATCATAATCTCATGTCCTTTATATAATTTTGCAAGTTCTCCTCTCAGTAATTCTGAGAATCTAATTACACCCATCTCAAAACAAACAAGCTCATTAATAATATTCCATTTACCTGTTGTAGTTCTTTGACCAAAGACAGCAGCAGGAGTTAATCCAAAGTCAACTCCAATCCATATTGGTTGTCCTGGTATTAAATCTATTTTATTTTTTGTTATGTGTAATTCTTCTTTGAAGCTGTGATACACAGGTTTACCTTCTTCAATAGATCCTAGTTTATTTAAAACATAAACATCTATCCATCCTTTTGTTTTACCTCTAATAATATTGTTATAATATTTTGGGGTTAGGTTTTTTTTATTTTCTGATTTAATGTTATCTTCATATGCACTTATAAATCCATCCTTATCTTTGTTTTCTAGCAAAGCAGGGGGTTGTGTATAGAAACTCCAGTTGTCTGGTTTAATTAACATTAAAGCTTCATCTCGAGAGATGTGATCTGGTACAGGTACATCTGCTGCCATGATCGGCCACCAGTGATCTTCTTCTGGTGCATTGGTATCAGCTATAACTCCATACCAACTAGCTCCACCATCTCTCATACTAGGAAATCTTCCTACCCTCATAGTACAAGCATCTATAATTGATTTGGGTATTTCTCTTGCTTCATTAACCCAAACGCCAGTCAATTCTAATGATAGTAATTTCTTAACATCTTCTGGTCTATCAAGAGCTAAGAAGATAACTTCTACATCAAGTTCACCAACTAAGATTCTATGAGTATAAGGAACACTCCAGGCGAAGTTACCCCAGGTTTCTTCTGGAAACCAATCTAACCATGTTTTGATTGTTGTAGTTCTAAGCTGTGGATTTGTATTTCTAATCACAGCCCATCTAGATTTTCTTTTACCTGTTGCATTCTTCTTTTGTAATAAAGCTCGTCTAAATATTTCAATACAACACGCTACCGATTTTCCAGAACCTACTGGACCACGAAGTCCTCTAAAGAAGTCTTCTGACTTCATAAACTTTTTAAGAGTATCGCCTTCTGGTTTGTATTTAAAGTTAATCGACATTTACACCAACATTTGCTTTTAACAGATTGTATATAGTTTCTTCACCAAAAGCTTCAACAAGTTTATCAGCTTCATAGTCTGTTATCATATGTGTTGGGTAATTTTTTAAATGTACTTTCTTAACAATAGTTCGTAATCGTTTACGATCTTTTAAACTTAGATTATTGAGGAACGACATTTTAATTCTTCTACCCTTTCTAAAACTATCTTAAGTATTTCTTCTTCTTTGCCAAACTTTTCTTCAAATGCCTTCTTAGCCATGTGTATAGAGAAGTTACCTTGATGATGGTCATGACATAAGGGAATTACGTGGAAGTGGCTTGTACGCCTTCCTATGCCAGTTCCAGGGGGTCTTATATGATGTAGGTTAGCTGGTCTTTCGCAAACATAGCAGCCAAGCTCAGCTACCCACCTCATATGTTCTCTTTCTTTCTTTGTCGCCATTACTTTTTCTTTTTCATTTTAGCCATGATCTTTTTTTTCAAGGCATCTGGTAATGTTTTTTGTTTTGAACTTAACTTGCTTTTTGCAGCAGGTCTTCCTCTTTTTGAACCATAGGTTCCTTTTCCGTAGGGCATTTATCCTCCATTACTTGTTCGTATGTTGATCTGCATCCATCTGGTGTTGCAGCACTAGCCATCTGTATTGCTTGTATATCATTATCGGCTGAATATACAATCTCTCTTTTGAGAGTGTCATCTTGCCATATGTTTACTTTGTAATTCATGTTCTCTCCTTTGTTTGTTGGAAGGAAGAACCTTATAGAACTAAAAAAAATTTTGAAACGCACTTAGCAATGCTAACGCCCTTGCCCTTTGTACCTAGTTTGTTTCTGTTGTAGTTTTTTTGATTTGTTCAGACTCTTTGTATGAACGCCCTTTCTTTTCTTAGGCTTATCTCGTGGTATAAAATGTGTAAACTTTTGCTTTGCCATGTGTACCTTTTTGAACCCTGTTGTCCGTGATAGTCGCCTCGTCAGCTATGGCTGATGATTTTTGCCCCCACCCTCCGACTCTGCGAGTCTACATGGAGTGGGTGCATACCAACGCCTCACGTTAAATCAATATTAATCTTAATATCCCCCTGTATGTTGTGACTCACCTTATCTGGTGCTCTCAACCCTACTCTATCGAGAATATCTCTACTAGCTTCTAGTTGAACGTATTCACTCCTTGCTCCACTGGATAGCTCGATCATCTTCCTACTCGCACTTACTGCCCCAAGTCCAAGAGTTTGTGCCACACGTTGTTGCATATACTGTTGTACCTTTGGTAAACGTAGTGTGCGAGAAGCACTTACTCTCGCTGAATCTTTACTAACATTCGTTGAATATCCTGCTGTTTTAGCAGCTTCAGTTATACTACACCCAGTAGCTACGATAGTATCTACTAATGCTCGTTGTTTCTCTGTAAGATCGTCTTTCATAACACTTATTTATTCTACCCTTATAGGTACGTAGATATTAATTTTCCTTGTGTCAAGACAAATAACAGACCTTTAGTGATATATCAAACTCACATAACTAGATGTTGTATGGCGACTAACAGGCTCTAGTGCTTTGCACCCAAGCCCTTCGGTCTTGTCCCTAAAGGGTAACGATCCTGGTCGCAAGTAATGGAGTTGCCAAAGGCAACGCTTAGAACCCCATACGCAATTAGCTTCGCTACCATTCGCTGTTGCTCATTATTGCTATGGGTCCCCCTCTACACACGTAATCGCTGGAGTATAACAAGGAATCCCCTCATCCATTCAATAGGGCGTAATGTCCACAAGGGACATGAACGCCACACCCTAAAGGGTGTCGAGCTATTGAGTGGCGAGTACTCCCCTTGTTTACTTAGCGATACCACGTGCGTTAGGCACTGTTGGTATATAATAAACGATAAACAGAAAGGTTACTATGGAGTACGTTAAATACTATGAGTTGATAGTTGATGAGCATGATAAGAAAAGAGTGCTTGAATTATCAATGTTAAAAGAAGAAGCTATAGTGAAATGTGACTATGATAAAGTTAATGAACTGAATAGCGAAATTAATAATATAACAAAAGGAGTTAAATATGATGGCTAGTGAACTAAATCAACAAGACTATTCTGATAGCAGACTAGGTGATATGGAAGATGTGTTAGATTGTGTTGATATGAAGTCTGGTATTAAGACTTTTTTCGATACAGTAATTTCACCATTTGCAGATCATCAAGATTGGACAATGTTGGCTGAATGGAATGCTAATAGTATTATTGGTGTATTCCAAAGACATCATGAACAATGTATAAAATCTTTAGATAAAACTAGAGATCTTATGAAGAATGCTATGAGAGAAGATGTTGGCAATGAGATCACTAAACTAAATGTTGATAAGTTAATATTTAGACGAGATGCTCAAGAAGTTAATATCAAAAGAGCAGAAGCAATATTAAATGAGTTTCATATCTGTTATGAAGTGACATTTGGTAAAAAGTTTATGCCTCAAAGCAGAACTGCTGCCAAAGATGTAACTAAACAGATGAAAGAATATAATGTTGCAAGACTTAAAGAAGCTTTAGGTCAGAAATAATTAGATAATTAAGCCCTGTACTCATCATTGGGTATGGGGCTTTTTTTCTCGCTAAGAGCCTATTTTCAAAACGTTCGGCGTTGAAAATCATTAGGCGTTGCTGCCGAAACTCTAACAATAATAAACAAAGGAGAATACTATGTTAATAAAACTACAAAACTGGCTAATGAATGTTGCTGCCAAATGGATTTGGATTGCAATCATGTTGCCGATTAGAATCATTCTAGGTTTGATATTTGCTGTAGCAAAGCATATGCCTACTAAGGTTGAATTACCTTACAAAGTTGTTAAGAATGAACAACGTAAAGAAAACTGGTATAACTAATGGAAGTACTTATGAGAATCATGATGACACTTACAGGACTTATATTAGGTATGTTAGGTATGATAACAGCAATACATTCTGATCACTATGTATTAGGGATCTTAATTAGTTTTGCTGGTGTCATGACAATGTTAACAGGACTACCAGATAACCAAAAGGACAGATGACTAGATACAAACAACATATAATAGATGAACTAGCTAAGTTGCAATTTGATTATGCAGAATGCAGAATTGAAATGGATGAATTTATTTCTGGTATAACTAGACTAGGAGTAGATTCACCTGGCGACATAGAGGAGCATAGATCAAATGCAGAAGAAGCAAGATACGACTACAAAGTATCTAAACATGAAGATAAGTTTTAAAGAGATATTTGATTTACAACATATATTAAAACTATATTTTCTAGAGCAAGAAGCATTAGCTTATAAAAATACTAAAGATATTAAATGTTATAACTTTAATGAAAGATTAAAGCATTTAGTAGCATTGTATGAATTAGAGAATCCTAGCGTAGAAGATTAGTCAGTTCATTACTGCTCCCTTGTTCTACGATAAACACACAGTTGCGTTGCACTGTGGGGATTAAGCAACGCACATAGCTATCCCAAGAAATGAGATAGCTTTAAACAGAAAGAAAGAAATAACTATGAAAGGTATAGCTATATGATGTCCGTTATCAAAGAAAAAGCAAAAAATCTACGCACAAATGTAGAAGGGGTAATACCTAAGTTTTTTGGATTTTTAAAATATATTTTAATAGCCATATTATCTGGATTAAGCTGGGGTTTATACTTCACTGGTTTAATTATAGATATTAGTAATCACTATGTAAAATTTATTAAACAAACAATAACAAAGGAAAAAAATGACTGAAGAAGAATTGTTAAATTATATACCTAGAAAAAAAACTAGAAATAAAAATACTGAAAAATGGGGAATGTTTGGATTATCTTTAGGTAAAGAAAATTATGACAGACTACATGTTTATTGTAACAAACATAATCTATTTAAATCTACTTTAGTTAGATTATTAGTAGTAGATTATTTAGACAGAGCAGAACAAAAGGATGACAATGTATAATGTAATACTATGGAAAGATAATGACAATGAAGACATTCATGTGTTTGAAAATAAACCTACATTTGCTGATTTGTATAAACTTATTGGATGTGAATTAATTGAAATTACAAAAGGTTATACCGAAGAATTAGGTACATTTGAAATGCACATAGACGAAGAAGGTAAGTTTAATAACTTAAACTACCCAAACAAAAGAGCAACTAAAGCTTGGTATGCTTGGCAACAAAGAACTAAAAGAGCTTGTTTGCCTGGCGACAATTTAGTTGGATCTGTTGCTATTATTAAAAAACAAAAATTTAAACCAAAGGAGATGAATGGCTAATTGTTATTATCATTCGGTATCATCAGTTAAAAAATGGGGTGGTAAAACACAAGACTACCAACCTATACATGACTGGTTTGACGAATCTAAAAAGATTATTGCACACTGGAGTCATAGAGCTTTGCGACACCACGCTGAAGGTTGTTTTGCTGCCGAACAAAAGTTTGGCACATCAATAAAAAATTCTGATGGTAAAATGGTTCCTGTCAGATTAATTGCAGAAAGACATATCGTAGAAGACATGGGTTGGATCCCAAGTTTTTACGATTGGGCAATTCTAATCAAGCCAACCAAATGGACAATGAAAGGTTATAAAAATGTCGGACAAGACAATTGAAGACGTACTAAGAGCATTACACACACAAGGTATTACTAAAGTAGAAATAGAATATTCTGGTGGTAATGATGAAGGATCATTTGATAGCCCAGTATTCTATGCAGAAGATAAATCTGTGACAGTAGACTGGACTAAAACTTTAGATCTTGATGAAGACGAAGACTTTGATGATGATAACTTTGAATCATTAATCTATGCTGATGAAGGTAGATTGAATCAATGGTATTCATTTGCAGGTGAGTATTCTGTTAATGGTACACTTACCATTAATACAGAAACAGGTGACTTTGATGATAGTGCTGATTACACACATTCAGAATATAGTGATGAATCAAAGTCTGGTAATGTTTTTAAAGATAAAAAAGAAAATATCTTTGAAAGATTAGGTGTAAAGAAATGACACCTAAAGAAAAGAAAGAGTACACTAAATGGGTAAATAGTTTTGCTAATCAAAAAACTGTTACCACTAAAACAACTAAAACAAAAAAGAAAGGTAAATATGAAACCAATAAGAAGTAATGAACTAAACTATCTTGATACACTTATACATGACAAGTTTAGAAACAGAAGACAAAACATTGAGTCAGAAATAGAAGCTGCTACTCAGAAACAAACTGATAAAAACTATCCAAAGTTTGTTGAAAGATTAGGTCTTAAAGCTCAAATCAAAGCTTTTAAAGAAGCAAG